TTTTACTTTCAGAAAGGAAGTTTAAGAAGTGTAATTTGTTTTCATTGATTGAAGCTTCCTTTTCAGCCTTAGCTGTTTCTAGAAGAGCATCAATTTGAGTATTTATTTTTTCTTCAAAACTTAGAGTTGATTCAACGATAGGAGTTTCCTCTTCTTTAATTTCAACTACAGTTTCATTTTCTTTTTTATCAAATGTTGTACCAGATTCGTTAAGAGATTCAACTATATGACCTACATAATTTGTAAGGTTTTCAGTATGTTCTTTTAAGTAATCAGTATATTCGATAACTGAAGAGGTTCCTTCAACAATATAATCATTATGAGATATTACATTATCTAATTGCTCATTCATATATGTTTGATAGTCCCAACGGTTATTACTTTCATTAGCAATATAATTAGTAAATTCAACAGTTTGATCTGTTTTTTCTGCTACCATTTTAGTGTAATCAATCAAATGATCTACAGACTCAGCAAGTTTTTCAGTATAGTTTATACCTTGATTAGTTTTCTCACCAACCATTTCAGCATAATCTTTAACTTTTTCTAAGTTCTCAACAATATAATCATTATGAGATATTAAACCATCAACTGATTCAGATAATCTTTCTAGATATTCTTGAACTTTATTAACTCGGTTTGCTACTGTTTCAGTATATTTTACTAAACTTTCAGTATCTTTACTTTTTGTTTCATCATTAGATTCGGTTAAGCTTGCTTTAAGAGAGTTCATTTCGTTCTTAACGATTTTCGAATACTCATTAAAATCATCAACCGTAATGTATTTTTTATTATCCATTTCAGTATTTTTTGTTTCAGTAATATGGGTATCTATATTCATAGAGATTTTTTCTTCTTCTTCGATTTTTTCAGTGCTATTAGGAATTTCATAAATCTGAATATCACTGTCATCTGTAAATCCGAAAGTTTCATTAACTCTTTTCATTTCAGCATTTGCAAATCCAGGATCAGCAACCAAATCATAAGTAAACATCTTTTTGATTTTTACATGACCATCACTTTCAACAACACCAGCAGCTCTTGATGAAATATGTAAAGGTATTCCAGCATCCACTAAAGCTTGTGCTTGTTTTCCGGCATCAGTATTAAGAAGTTTAATTCTACCAGTAACAAGTTTTGTTTGTGGATCATAATCAATAGACTCTATTACATGCGATGCATTTTTTAGAGATATATCAAATGACTTAGGGTGGTCAAGTTCTCCTAGAAGTTTATTACCCTTAAGTTTTTCTTTCATTTCGTTTATATGAGGTACTAATTCCTTTTCGTCATATATACGATTATTTTTGTTCTTTTTACCTACTTCGGTAAAAATTCCCTCAAGGACATATTTATCTCCCTCTTTCGAGGCAGCTAGGTTTCCTGAGGACCTTTCGAGTACTAGTAAGTATTTGTTATTATTGCTCATCTTTAGAAGACTATATTTTAATTATATATCAAGTTTGTTTATGAAAAGTATTATAAGATTATGTATATTCTCTTATAGATCTAGTGCTGCTGCTTTTTTAGCATTTTCTAAGCTTTCAGCATCTTCAATCTCTTTTAATTTTTTATTTAATCTTAAATCATCAGGAGTTAATCCTAAGAATCTTTGTATTAGGAATTCTGATGCAAAGTATTTTATTTCGTTCATATTTGCATCTTGTTCAACAAGACCATCTTTCATTGAAGTTACAAAGTCAAGTCTTTTTTGAAGTATTTCTATTTCTTTCATCTCCTCGAAGATGTTATCTTTATTATATTTAATACCTATTTGAGATTTGAATGAATCATCCTCTTTTAATTCAGGGAAATCAAGACACATTTGAATCCATAAAGGTTTGACTAATATTTCTTGGAATGTTGATCTTAGTCGTGTTACAAAACGACCGAATTTTATTTCATCTCTTGTCATACCTTCGGCATTCATCTCCCATGAAGGTGGTGATTCCATATCAAATCTAGAAAGTGGTATTTTAGATACTTTAATTAACTTCTCTCTGAAATACTTAAGAGCATCAGTATCTGATAAATCTGGACCATCATTCCCAATAGTTTCAATGGTTGGTTCTCCGGCATCTCCTGAAGGTAACCAATATTCTTTATTGAAAGGCATCATAGGTTTACCGTTAACTTTAAGATCTCCACTTTCGGTATCAAAGTCAATTTGTTCTCGGTAGTTTTGCATTAAAACACCTAATGATTGTCTTGCTCTAGTTTTTGATTTACCACCAACCGGGATAACAAATTTCGTTTTAAATGAAGCATTAACAGTAGCCCAAATAACTCGAGAATGTTCCATTATACGAAGCAAGTTAAAAGATCTAATTAATCTCTCGACATAAGAAACTCTATTATTAGTATTTACATTGGCATATGATATGTAAATAACTTGTGAATCATAAAGAATTCTTTCTTTATTAGGCATTCCTTTAAATTGTTTCCAAATTTTCTTACCTTCTTTATCTAAACCTGGTTCTAAATTTATAGGATCTATTTCCTTAAAACCTATTATTCTCGATTGTTCCCGGTTGTATATTATTTCAAAAGCTAGATAACCATCAACTAACCATTTTCTAAAATATGACCAAGCTGCAATATCATTATTAAATCCAAAGTATTGATAAATTCTTTTATAGTTCGTTTCAAGTGACATTTTGATAGCTTCTAATGTCATTGGCTCTAACGTAGAATCATCAAAAGCCAAAGGGAATGCAAAGTAGTTTTTATCATCATACACAACACATTCATCACATAGAGTATCTAATATATCTTCTATTTCATCTTGTATTGCAAATTGTCTTAAGTCTTCTCTTTTCTTTGGGTATGATTTATCAAATATTGAAATAGATTTTCTTAAATTAATATCAGCCATTGAAAGATTTGCAAATAATGCATAATCATCATATTCACCACCGGCAACATTTCTAGGATCTAATTTCCATCCAAATTGATCTTCACTAATTCCTATCGCTTTAGAGTTTCTAAGAACCATATCATCATACATCATTCCAAATGATGATAGTGATTTTAAAGCTTTAGAGACTAAATTCCTCGAAGATACCGAAGGTTTCCCTGCAAAAGTTTCGTCTCTATTTATAAATCCTGGCATTTATTGTATCTTTTTATTATATTATTTATCTCAATCTATTTTATGAAAGTATATCTCTGAAGTTTCTTATTGTTTTCCATATTCTTTTGCCATTTAGTTCGGTTACCGGCAAACTTCTTAATAGAATCCGCATAGTCTAAATATATTGAAGCTAGTGTATGTCCACTAGAAACATTAAGTTGTGGAAATACATTAGGAGAATCTATTCTAATCATTTTATCCCAGTCTTCAAAAGCCACACAAACTAATGGATCTTTTATGTTTGCTGGTATGTATGTTCTAAGGGCAAACGAAAGACCAAATTGATCTAAAGCTTGTTTTAATGAATATAGATCCATCATTACAGGCTTTTGTTCTATAGCATCTAATGGATCATCCTTCATAGATTTTTTTATTTTGTCTTTATATAAACTGGCTATTTTTTCAACTATATACTTTCTTGCCTTAGGTGGATACCAACTAATATTTAAACCAACCATTAATTTCCCAGAGGCTCCGTTCGTATATCCTAAGAACAATAAAATAGGATGAGAATCCCAGTATGCTAATCTATCTTTATTTTTTGCAGTATAATTAAAAACATATATTTTACCGTTGTGTAATATTGGTGTTTTAACTTTAGCAACTCTTTTATTGTTTTCAATTTTTTCTTGTTTTAAAAACCATTCCAAAGCATCTTTAACTTCTTCATCTTCACTGTTACCTTTACTTAAAGAGGTTTTTAGCAAAGAAAGAACACTCTGCATTAATTCTATATAACCTTTCATGACATGGCTGTATTTTTAAAGAAGTCTTCTGTTACTAATAAAAACTTCCAGTTCCTAGATTTACAAAAATTTTCTGCTGCTTCTTTTTTAAGCATATTTAACATCCAAGCATTATAAGCCCATTTATATGATTTTATAGTTTTTGGTGTTTGTCTTTTTGGTTTATTTGGCTTTTTTAATTGAGATTTTGGTTTAACTTCCACTAAAAAAGTTTTACCATTTGTTAATCTAACTAAATAATCTGGATAGTAAGTATGATATTTATTATCGGTTGGATTGAAATATTTAACCTGCACAGATTCAGAAGACCATGCTTCTATATCAGGAGTTCTTTCACAATATATACAAAACTTTCTTTCCCATGATGATCGAAATATTATTGGAC